TTTCCAAAGATATCAGCAACATCAAGAGTTGCAGTTACCTTACCAGAAATGTTTCCTGAAGCAGGAATTGACATCTTAAGTTCATATGCAGGACCTGCAACACCCTTAAGATAAATTGTTGTGCTTGCGCCAGGTACAGAAACTGTAACGGCAGTTGCAGCAGTTGTAGTTGTATATGCATACACAGTTGCGGTTGTTGAAGCAGGTGTAACTGTGATTGATGTGGATCCAGCAGATGCATTAACTGTTGAACCAATTGCAGAGACAAGGCGTGTATTTGCACCTACTGCTGTAAAAGTTACTGGTGTTCCAGCAACTACAGTAGCGGTGATAATTAGCGCTTCGTTGTTTGTTACAGTTGTGGTATCTGCAACGCTTACTACGTTATCAGATGGAACCTTAACTGTGAATGGTGAGGCTGCAGTACCTGCGCCAGAAATTTCTGTTGTTACGTCTACAGAAACGGTATTGGCACTTGCAGGTGTCACTACGAGTGTGCCCAATGTCATGGCTGCAACCACGGCAAGAGCGATTTTCTTAAATGAATTCATCTTTCTCCTTTTATTATTCATTTTATTTATATTGTTTTTAATCTATCCAAATAGTTTTCTATGTCTTCTATTTGACTAGGCTTATATTGTATCACGTTCTCAGGGAGCGTGTCAACTCTACGGGGCTTATCCTTAAATGTGTGAATCTCAACTTCAAGGTTTTGGTCTCTTGGGGTATAGGAAATAGCACCAAAAATAGAACCACACACAGCATCAGCCAAGTCCTTTGATTTTTTGCGTGGGTGATCTACCTTATCATTCTTCATAATTTTAAGTTCTGTTAATTCTTCAAACAAAAGTTCTATAGCAGGCATAGCCAAACGCTCTTCATATACAAGCATAGCCATATCCTCATAGTGCTTTTTTGCTACTGATACTGTTTCTGTTCTCATGCCTACTGCCTGTAATTCATTTTGAATATCAAATGATTGCCAACGGTCAAATGTAACTAATCCAATATTAAATCCAAGTCTGCGTAGATTTTGGATCCACTGCTTTACCTCAGATAGATTTACTGGTCCTTCTACCTTTGGCTCCCACCACGCTACTGCATCTACAACTACTACAGGAGATATCTGCTCATAGTCTTTAATTACTTGCACGTTGACCCACTTCTCAACATGTGCAATTGCAACAGCACATTTGTCATGTTTTTGTGCAAGGTCAGCATGAACATAATAAACTTTTTCTGGATCTGGCTTAAAGTTTTCTTCAAATCTTCTGAATGTATCAAGAGGATTTCTAATACTCATACAGGCTCTTACTTTATCTGCCTGCTTAAAGAATGCATCAGAGGCATATGTTGGAACGCAAGCAAAACGCATCATTGCATCTCCAAGATCTGTCATAAAAGCAATCTTAAAATCATCAACCTGTCTTGTAGGATTTACTTCCCACGTAGGTCTTTTAAGGGCAAAAACTCCAGGATATTTATAAGACTTAATATGATCTTCATCCCAAGAAATATCAAACCAGTTATCTTTATCATCTTCTGGTAGTAATGGATTAATAATAAATCTATGTGTTTTGCTTATAACTTCTTTATCTGCAATTACTGATTCGTATCGCTCAGAAATAAAGTCTCCGTTATATCTTGGGAATGAGAGAAGAACAACCTTGCCAAGATCTGGGAAGCGAGAGTCAACTGATCCACGGAATGCTTTATAGATATTGTCAGCAGTCTTTCCTTGTTCATTTCCTGTTGCCACCTCTGATGCAAAACCAGAAATCTCGTCAAGAACTGCAAGCAAAAGGTTTAGACCCTCATGTGATTCTCTTTCTGAGTGACCAGAATAAACTGTTACAGATTTTTCAAATGTGATTGAATCCACCTTTGCTTCATACTTACCAGCAAACCATGGTGACTTTTCGATCTTTGTTTTAAAACCTTTAAAGAAAACATTCTTAGCCTGCTGTGCGTTAATAGCAACATTGATTAGGTCTATGGCATCCCCAGAGGGTTTGCCGAAATATCTGGCTGGGTCCTTAAGGCATAATAACTTATACACAATGTAAGCACAAGCAACAGTAGAAGTAAAATCTTTTCCACTACCCTTGCCAAGTTGGAGGATAATTTCATTCTTAGTATATTTTTCAAAATATCTTGCACCTTCTTCTTCGCCCATTATTTGTTGAAGATCTTCTTTACGATAAATCTGACTCATTGCTTCAACTATGTCATATTGAATATTTGATAATGCTGGCTGACCCAAGTAGTCTGGAGACTCTACAAATGTCTTGGCATCTACGGGGGTTTCTTCAAAATAATTATCTTTTAATGCCTCAAGAAAATCATCAAACATCATGGACAATTGTAATCACTTCATCTTTCTTAGCAATATCAGATAGCCTACGCATAATCTCATCACGAATTTGAGGATACTCGGAAGCAATATCTTTAAGAATTCCCATAAGAATTTCTTGCTTCTTTTCTATCTGTAGCATTTCTTCTGCAAGTTCTTTATTTTCTAATAACCCTGCTTTTTGCAACATATCAATTCTTTTAGACTCTATGTCCATAACTAATTTAATTGCTGCTGTTTTAGCACTAAGATTATTATTTAAAGATGCCTCATCAATAACCTCATAAGACTTAGCAATTAATTTATTGTAGTGTGTATCTGCAACAGCAAGTGCCTCTTTTGCTCGTGCACGAATAGCATCATTTGCAGATGCCATAACCTTCCACTCATTGATATGTTGAACTACACGAGTTCTTGGGATTGCTAAATCTTTAGATATTTTTGTAGCATCATTACCCTTAAGATACTCTCCGACAACATTATTAATTTCGTCAAGATGTTTAATTAAATCTTCTTCAGTCGACATATCCGTACGCCTCCTGCCGATCTGTTTCTTTTGCCTTTGCAATTTTAAGCAAAACTAAGTACCCTATCAAATCGTCTATATCGTTGTCTCCAACATAAGATGTGCCCTTCATAATACGACTTAATTTATCATCAATACGAACATGAAGTTGCTCCCTTGCATCAGCCCTGCTAAAAATACGGACTGGTTCTAGTGCAGAGTTACCATATGCAATATTCTTTTTAATTAACATGTGTGCAATTTCATGACAAGATTCGTATATCTCTTTGCCAGCAGATGTGCCTACTGTTAATAAATATAAATCATCACACCTAAAGTTATTAACGTCTGGAAATACTGGATTCATCGTTTTGACTTTCTTAATCCAAATTTAGCAAGATACACATATATAGTTTCCACGCTAACCCCACATTCTTTTGCTATAGCCTCTGGAGACTTCTTATCAATATGAAATCTTTTTTTAAGCCATAATTCATTTGTATATAGTTTAGCACCCATAATCTCTCCTGTCAAATCGCTTTATCCCAATTATTAATGGCCCAATGCCCTATTCCTGCTGAGTCTGCAACATCATTGTCTTCTATTTTTCTATCATAAATAACATCTAATAGTTTTATTGTTCTTTGTTTTCTAAAATCTCTTTCATAAGATTTATACCAGGATAGGGACTTGTTTGGATTTGCAGACCTAATCTGTAGTTGTTCTTCTTTAGTTAGTTTCTTGTTGCCTAAGTATGACTGCCATGTTATTGGGGATACTTTGCCAATTATATTAATCCCTGCCAAACCTGCACCACCTATGATTGCGCCCTGAACAAGAGCAAGATCTGCTGCAGTTTTTGGGGAATTCATAAAGACAGTATGCTCAATAATAATAGCCTCTACAAGATTATAATGTTGAAACAAAGCCTTAGTCTTTTTATTAGCATCGATAACTTTTTGATAAATATCTTTGCCTTCAAAAATAATCTTACCATGATCTGATAAATTTTTATAGGAATAAATGGTAAAGGCTAAACTGTTAGTGCTTGCATCAATAGCACATATGACCCCAGGCTGATTTGATAGATCTTGTCTAAAATATCTATCTGTTTCTTTTGCTTTGGTCATTTGACATCCCCTTAATTTTCTTTAATGCTTTTTTAACATCATTTGGATTAATACTACAGTTATTGCAAAGTGCCTCATCGTTATATATAGATAACTTAGAGCCACACTGTTTGCACTCTCTATTCTTTCCTTTTCTTTTCTGTCTTCTAGACTGAATATATCTTTGTGCTATTTTTTCTTTAGTTGCTTCTTCTCTACACTGTTCAGAACAATATATTTGATAAGAAATACTAGATTCAAAATTTTTATCGCACCATCTACAATTCTTCATTTTCTAGCAACTCCAGAGGTTTAATTTTAATTACCCCTGCCCCTGCTTCGGCACATGCTTTTTGGATTGGGCAAACCTTACATATCTTAGAATTAGATCTGTAAGGCTTTTCTGGCAACTCTTGTTTTTTCCAACTTGAGTGTACGTTTCTCATCCAATCAAATGCCTGGTCTACCCACCGACGGAAATGATCGTTCATTACAACTGGCAAAGTTAATAGTTCATGATTATTTTTATTTTCATAAATCA